GATCGTGCCCCTCGAGGAAAGAGCATCTCATGTCAGGAGAGTCATCGTGAACGCAGTGCCGAAGCATAACTGGAATACCCTTTCGGAACAAGCACTTGGATGGTTAAAGAGTAGGGGTCTATCCCAGAAGACTGCTGAGACGCTGAGGATCAAGGAGACGCGGGCATTCATCCGCGCGGTTAACGAAGAGACGGACTGCGTCGTCTTCCCCTACTTCAACAACGGGCACGAGTACGCAGCCAAGGTTCGAGCGATTGCCTCCAAAGGCTTTGCTTGCCAAGGCGCGCCGCAGACCTTCTTCAACATTGAGAACGTCGAGCCGAATGACTGGATGATCATCGCCGAGGGCGAGGTCGATGCGGCAACCTTCGTCGAGGCTGGCTATTGCAGTGCCGTGTCGATCCCCAATGGGGCACCGATGAAGGTGGTGGATGGTGCCGTCGATCCGAAGGAGGATGGCAAGTTCAAGTTCGTATGGGACGCCAAGAAGCAGATCGATGCGGCTGAGAGGATCGTCATCGCAACGGATGCCGATGGTCCGGGGCAGGCCGCTGCCGAGGAGATAGCCAGACGCATCGGCAAGGACCGCTGCTGGTACGTCGAGTACCCAGATGGATGCAAGGATGCCAATGACGTATGGCTCAAGTACGGTCAGGAGGGCATCGACAGGTTGCTATCCGACTGCAAGCCATGGCCGATCTCAGGCCTCTACGACTCTTCCCACTTCTTCCAGCAACTCGACGACATATACGACAAGGGCATAGGAAGAGGCGAGACAACAGGCTACCCGACAGTTGACGAAATCTACACTATCGCACCCGGCCAACTGACCATCGTCACGGGTCATCCATCATCCGGCAAGTCAGAGTTCGTTGACCAGTTGATGGTCAACCTCGCGCAAGAGAAGGGATGGCGGCACGCCATCTGCTCCTTCGAAAACGAGCCCCGCCTCCACATCGCGAAGCTAGTCAGCAAGTACATGCGCAAGCCGTTCTTTGACGGGCCTACGCCTCGCATGACCAAGCGGGAACTTGAACAAGGCAAGTCGTTTGTTCAATCGAACTTCTCTTTCCTTTACCAAGCAGACGGAAGCCTAGCATCGCTCGACAGTATCTTGGAGCGGCTGCGCGTAGCGGTGATGCGGCATGGGATCAGGGGGGCAGTCATCGATCCCTACAACTACATTGCCAAGCCGAAGGACGTTGCCGAGACAGATTGGATTTCCAACATGCTGTCTCAGGTCAGGCTCTTCGCGCAGGCACATGAGGTTCATGTCTGGTTCGTCGCCCACCCGACGAAGATGATGCGCGGCACAGATGGCAAGCTGCCAGTGCCGAACGGCAATGACATCTCTGGCTCTGCCGCATGGTGGGCCAAGGCAGACTGCGGCATCAGCGTTCATCGCCCCGATCCTGCTCACTCCCCCGTGTCGGAAATCCACTCATGGAAGTGCCGCTTCTCGTGGATCGGGAAGCAGGGTAAGGCAGCGCTGATCTATAGCTTGGCCACGTCGACCTACAGCGAGAACGGAGACGATCCGTTCTCTGGTCTGCTGCCAGTGAAGGTCGAGGAATCAGAAGAGGACGAGGAGGAGGAGTTGCCATTTTGACCGAACAGATTGACCTCGAGGACTGGATCGAGCAGAACGGCGGGCCAAAGCGCCCGCTGTCTGACAGGGTCTCTGTCCTTGCTGAAGCAATCAAGATCACTGGCATACATAGAGAAGTTCAGTATGGCGATGTGGTCAGGAACATGGAGAATGCAGCGATCCTGTTCTCCGCATGGATCAAGGCCAAGTATCGCATCAATGTGCCGCTCGACGGAGAGGACATCGCCAAGATGATGACGATGGTCAAGGATGTGAGGACCATGCAAGGCAGGACACACAAGGACAACTACGTTGATGCTGCTGCCTATGAGGCCATAGCGTATGAATGCAGGATGTCACGAGACAGACATGGACAAGGTGGTTGACCATGGTCTAAAAGACTCCTATAAGGACATTGGTTCTCTGACCTGACCTGACATCTGACAGTGGACTTAGGGGGGTGGCTGTCCACCCCCCATTTTTTAGTGCACTTGAACTTTTTCGCGCGTCATGGTGCCGGTGCTGGGATCAATCACCACGCCAGCCTCGCGCAGCAGGATCACGGCGTAGGACAGGATGGCCGGTGTCTCCTCGACCATGTCGTATGAGTAGATGATCGAGGCCAGTAGCTTCGACACATCGACAGGACGGAGTTGCTTCGGGATCGACTCCATGATCCTGTCGAACTGCTTTTCGGTAATGCCTACATCGGCGCTACGCTTCTTCGACATGCGTCTGTTCCCCTACTGTGTGCCATGTGATGTGATTGCCGCGCACCTCCTTGATGAGAAGACCACGGCTGGAAAGCCTGAGCAGCGCCGCCCTGAGGGTATCCCTGTTAAGCCCAGTCGCGCGCATGATCTCGGTTGATGTTAGCTTCTGCCCCCTCAGCAGGGCAAGGAGAACCCTGTCAGTTGGGACAAGAGGCTTGTCTCTGTTGGATTGGGTCGGCTTCGACTCCGACCTAAGGCGCGGGGCCTTTCTCATGGGCGAGTCGTCTGGCAAGTCCGCCGTTCTGTTCAACTCGACGTTCCTCTGCCGGTGCATGAAGGTGGCGATCTTCGCCTCATGCTTGCGAGCCAGCACGGGATTGATGTTGTAGGCTGGTAGTATGATTTCGACGGGCATCACACGTCCTTCCACGGGTTTGGGTTGTCGCTCGACAGAATGCGCTCAAGCCTCTTCAGTTCGTCGGCCACGGTCTCGCTCGGCTTGTTGAACTCTGGGTCGACCTGCATCAGGCGGTTCGCGGTCCGTGACCATAGGTCTCGCCAGTATTCGGCGCGCTCCTGCCAATACTTTGCCTGTCGCGCCTGCTCTTGCAGTTGGACGCGGAGGTCGTCGGTCATGGTTTGGCTCCTGTCAGATAAGTCATGCGTTCCAATACGCCGATGGGGTCTACAGTCGCCCAGAAGTCAGCAGCGGCGACGGAGGGGGCGGCGGCGGCATAGGCGGCGGCATTGGCGGCGTCATTGGCGGCATAGGCGGCGTCATTGGCGGCAGCGGCGGCGGCATCGGAGGCAGCGGCGGCGGCATCGGCGGCACGGGCGTCATTGGCGGCGGCATCGGCGGCACGGGCGTCATTGGCGGCAGCATCGGCGGCACGGGCGGCATTGGCGGCAGCGGCGGCGGCACGGGCGGCGGCATCGGAGGCAGCGGCGGCGGCATCGGGTGTCCGCTCTTTGCACATCAGCCGCCACTGCTCCCCAAAGCCGTCCTTATCCGCGATAGGCTGGAGGTGAGGCAACACTGCCGTCCACACCCAATCGAGCATGATTGCAAGGCGCTCTTGCTCTTGCGCCCGACCAGTGCCGGGCATGTCGGGAATGAGCCGCTTGTATCGCTGGCCATTACGCATTTCGTCGGGCATGGCATCTTGCAGACCGATTGCGGCCCTGCCCAAGACCTCCGACATGCAGTCTGGAATGTCGTCCGTTAAATCTCCAGACATGGCGAGATTGATAGCGGCCAGAGTGCAGGCGCTTTCCGTGTCGCCCAAGCCCTTGGGCAGGGTGTGGGTCGCAAGGTAAGCCTCAAGATTGAAGCGGTGGTCGGTGGTGTAGTCGGTCATTGCGTGGCTCCTTTCAGGGCCGCGATTATCAAGCGCGTAGCATCCTTGGCAGTCATCGGTTGGGCTTCATCTCGCAGTCCGCGACACGCCTTCTCAATCTCTTTCGCCACAGACAGGCCGCGTTCAATATCACCCCGCAGCCTCTCGATCTCGGCGGCTTGGGCTTCGATGCTGTCGGAAGCTGCATCCAGCGCAGGCGGCTTTACGGCGGGCAGAGCGTCGATGGCGTCGTGCGCTTCATAACGATGCACGGACTGGCGACAGGCATTAATCGCATCGCCCCTGCGGATCAGGTCGTTATCACTCATCCTTGCCTCCTGTAAGTTCTGCGAGGGTGGCGCGGGCATCAGAAACCCAATCGCCTTGCATGTTGTATCCATGCTTGTTGTGGTCATCCCAACAAATCAAAGCCCAATCAATGACATTTACCGCCTTCGCCAGCTTGTCCTCAAGATCACGCACTGCCTGCGTCCCGATCCTGCCCATCTCGTCGTAGGCGTCACGGTATTTCTCGCAGGTGGTCAGCGCACCCCGCAGCCTCTCGATCTCGGCGGCTTGGGCTTTGATCAGGTCTTCGTGCAGTTTGCGCTCCGCTTCCATTGCATTGGCGTAGCCCCGCTGTTCCGCTGCCTGCACCAGATCGGCTCGGACGTATTCCACTGTGCTCATCGGCTCATCTTCATGCTGCCAAGTCTGCTCTTGCCAAACACTGTCGGCCAGCCAACCCCAAGCCCATATCCGCTCAGGCGCTTCGTGTGTAATGTCAGTCATCGTCCTGTCCTTTCAGTTCTGCGAGGGTGGCGCGGGCTTTGTTGCACCGTTCACAGTCGCACCCGTCATCCATCGTTTTTCCCGCCTCCAACGCCATCGCCAGCTTGGCCTCTGCCGACTTTGCTCGCTGATAATTCGACTGCGACACTTCGGCCCACTCGGCGCACGCTTTCTCCAGCCTCTCGATCTCCGCGGCTTGGGCTTCAATGCGGTCGGCTAATACCTTCAGGGCTTCGGCACTGTCACACTCGCAGTCAGGATCGCGCAGACCTCTGCCTGTGTAGGCTGGATGGCAACGGCATTTCACAAGGTCTTGAAGTTCTGCCAGAGCCTGCTCCACTGGGTCGTCGGTCATCACTTCTCCTCCCTCTTCCACTTCCTGAACACGATCTTGAAAGCCTCGGTCACGGCGCGCTCGACTTCTTCTTCGGTGATCATGACTTCCCCTCCAGCGCCGCGATCCGATCACGTAACTCCTTGAACAGCCGGAACTGCCGCAGCCAGTTCCTGTTTCCAGCAAGCGGGCTCGTGTCGAAACCCAACTCGCGCATCAACTCCACGCGCTCGGCTTCCTCTTCCGCAGTCAACGGCGTCTCGACAAACGCCAAGCGCGGCTTTGGGTCTTTCTTCTTTGTCATTTCATCGGCCTCATCGGTGGCACCGGCACGGGAACGTAGCGCGGTTTCAGGTTGTCAGGTCTCGGCGGCGGCACGGGCACAGGCTCGTGCAGCACCACATTCTCACAGCGAACCACAGCGCCGGGGTCATCCTCGGCGATCAGGTCCTGCATCGCTCGGCAGTGCGCCGGGTCAGCGTACATCCCAACGTACCCGCTCCACATCGGAGACAGCGTCACGCTGAGAACAGTCACAGTCAGTAAGGACAATCTTCTCCCCTCCCATAGGCCGCCTTCGACGGCTCTCGCTTCGGTTGCTTCGGTGATTGTACCACGGGCCTCGGAGCTAGGGCCTGCGCCCGCAGCTCCTGCTCCAGCCACTTGGGCAGCGGCTCCTCATGCGTCGCCATCTTCACTCGCCTCCTTCCGTCTGGCGTCGAGGTGTTCAGCTACCCACCACGCCCAGAACGACACGGCCTCCGCGTCTTCGTCGGGTTTTTCAAAATCGAAGTGACGAAGAAGTTCTTTCATCGCTGCGATTGCTGCTTTTTCTTTGAACGTCATCTTATTCTCCATTGTTGATCGGCTCCTGCACTATCCTCGCCGCGATCTGCGCGAGGGTCTTGATCTCGTTGGCACGCTCGACATTCCAGTATGCGCCCGCTGTCTTGTCGTTGGCGATCAGTTCAGCCACCCGCTCGATGCGGTTGAGCGTGGCGAACAGGTCTTTGATATTCGGTTCAGTCCACTTAGCCATTGCTCCCTCCGATCACCTTCCTCAGTCGCTCCAAGTCCAGAACCAGCTTCCTCTTGTCCTCGGAAAGCTGCTTGATCAGTTCTGTCATCCTAGCCAGTTCGCTCCGTTGCTTGGCTAGCTTGCTCCGCATGATCGCGTTCTCGTCTTCATCACGCTGCATCAGAAAAGTTCCCTTGCACTTTCTTCAGTCGGCCATCCCGGTATGTGATGCCGAACTTCTTTGCTGCGTTGAACACTGCCTGAATGCTGACGCCGAGAGCAGCCGCTGCTTCTGCCTTGCTCATCCCTGCGTTGGCGCACTCGATGTATTTGTTCACGCCCACCATCTTCTTCGTTGCCATTCAGCCCTCCATCTGTGCTGCGATTACTTTGAACAGGCGCTCCTGCGCCCTGCGAAACCCTGTGTCGAACGCCGTTGCGAACGAGGGTTCGAATGTGTTGTGAACGCTGCCATCCTTCATGAAGGTCTGGGCGAAGACATAGCCTTGCGTCCTCAGCAGTTGCTTCTTGTAGTAGTAGAGCGCCTCGACCTCGAAGGCTTGCATCCTTACGTCCTCAACCGCAGCCGACTGGATGCGGCGCGCCTTGGTGATGGCGTAGTTTCGCCTCGGATCGCTGGCGAACTCAAGCCCAGCCTTCTTCACAGACCGGGTCCAGTTGGGAGAGACATAGACGACAGGGGTCTTGGCTACGATGGCTTCCTCGTGCCTGTTGAACGTGACCTTGATGCTGACCGTCTTGACGAAGGTCTTGATGGTCTCGACTATATCAGGCACAACCTTGTTCATCGCTATCTGGACGCCAGACATGCCGCCATCATCATAGCACATGTCGTCTCTTCTGTCTCTGATGCTGACTATCGAGGATCGCACTGTGTTCACGATGCTATGCGATCCCATTGTGCTTCTTATCTTTGCTGAACTCCCCTTCAACTCGGTCGGTATGTCGTATCGGTTATATGCAATTGCCTCCACCTCATCTGGAGACAAGTATCTTCCGCAGATTTGCTTGATGATGCCCATCATCTGAGCGGTCAGGTCACATTGCACCTTGACCATCTTGTAGGTTGCGACCAATTCCTCTCTGGTTTTCTTTCTCATCCGCTATCCTTTCATGTTGAACTTGATGACCTGACCGAACGGCGCATGGCGCAGGCCGCACGACACCCAGAGGACGGGGTAGTCGGGCGCATCTTTTGGGAAGTCGTTGATCTCAAGGTCGGTGAAGCTGATGAAGTGATCGACCTCGATCTGATTGTCTTCGATGTAGTCAAACACCGGCCTGACGAGGGTGCCGCCCCGGCCCTTGGCGTTGAGCATGGTGATCGGTTCGCCCTCTTCGTATCGGGTGACCGACTGGATCGAGTAGTCGCAGGCGATGACTGTGATGCTGGCGGGGCGCAGTTCCTCTGCCAGTGCGTTCATGGCACCGAGAAAGTAGGTCAGTGCCTTGTCGCTCACCGAGCCGCTGGTGTCGTTGTGGATGACGATGTGCCCGACACCCTTGCGGTCTGAGGTGGGGGCGATGATCCGGCTGAGGTGATACATCTTCCGGTTGGGTCGACGCATACTGTAGTCGTCTGGCTGGTCGCCTGTGAGGTGGCGACGGATCGCATCCTCGAAGTTTATCTCGGGGTCTTGCATCTCGCGGATCATTTCATACGCCCACCCCGGCAGCTTGCCGCGACCCTTGGCTATTGCCGACGCCATGATCACGCGCTGCTGGACCTTGATTTCCTCTTGCTTCTTCTCCTCTTCGGACATCTCAGGCTCGAACACCAAGCCCCATGCTGGGGGGGGCTATGTCGTCCGGCAGGAGATCGTAGATTTTCTCTGCCGAGTATTCCGCGAACAGCGGCATATCGATGCCGCCATCCGGCAATTCGAAACCATCCGCCTTCAGGATGTTGTTGATCGCCGCATCGCAGGCGATGTTCCACTTGTCGTGGTTGCGGTTGCCCTTGCGGAGATGATGTCGCAGGGCGATGTGCAGAACCTCGTGCGCGATGAGGCCGAGGGTCTTCGGCTCTGTCAGGGTGTCGATGAAGGGACCGGACCACTTGATCCAGTCGCCATTCGTTGCTGCTGTCCCCATGGTGTCGTCGCGGCTAACGTCGGAGCCCATCGCGAGCGAACCATAGAAGGGGTGATGCAGGACGAGCCGGGTCATAGCCCGGCTGACCTTGAGTTCTGGTGTCATGTTGCCCTCAGAGTACGAGTTTTGAACCATCGTGCAGCGCCCACTCGCGGACGGCTGCATTCTTCTTGAGGCTGGGATCACGGGACCATGCGTCCTTGATCGTGAACGCTGCCAGTTCGCGGTTGGGCAGTCGCTTGAGGTAGGCGATGATCTTCGAGACGTTCCTGTCTGTCGCTCGGTTCGAGAGGGAAGCACACAGGGCATACCGGATCGCGGAACTGGTCGGGATGGGCGCTTTGTCCGGGTCTGCGATGACCATGTCAGGGTCTGGGCATTCCTTGGCGTTCTCAAGGTAGCCCATGAAATCGATGGCAGCAGGCTCGCCGATCTGGCCCATCAGTGCCTGCATCGATGCCTTCGGCGACATGCCGAGGTTGATGATCACCGACGCGCGCTGCCATGAGCGGGGCGAGGGGCACGAGTCAACGTCCCGGTCGAACTTGTGCAGGAACTCAGGGCGGAAGCGCAGGAAGGAGCGGATGCGGGTGTCCACACCGACCATCGAGAAGTAGGCGATGGTGTCTTCGAGGTCGGCCTCGACCGGAACGAAGGTCAGTCGGTCGCGCAGATGGGTGGGCATGGTGTTGGCACCGGCACGATCCGATGTGCGGTTGCCAGCGGTCACGACAACCCAGCCATCCGGCAGGTAGTGGGGTCCGACGCGCCGCTCGTTGACGATCTGGGCGGCGATGTTCTGGCAGGGGACGGGGCCTTGCACCAGTTCATCGATGAACAGGACACCCTTGCCCTCGCTCGGCATCCAGTCGGGGCGCATCCGCTGCATGGTCGTGCCATCAGCAGACGGCACAGGCCAGCCGCCGAGTTCGCCGGGGTCATACTGTGCAAGCGACAGGACCGAACAGTCGATGCCCATGTCCTTGCAGATATCCTTGACGATGGTCGTCTTGCCGAGGCCCGGACCACCGACGAGGTAGGGCACCACGTTCTGGGCGTCACGCCCGGAGGTGTTGGACATGTTCCACTTGATCGATGCCTCGACGATCTCGCGAGCGACTGACAGTTTCATGGGTTCTCTCCCGTTTGTTCAGTTGAACTATTCGAAGTGGATGACGGCACCTGACGCAAAGCGCAGGGCCTCTTCGATGTCGGCGAAGTCCACTGAGCACGACCTCTCGCCTGCCGGGCCGTCGCTCAGTTGCCACTCGACATCACCGATCTTGTGCTTGTCGCCGTAGATGCGCTCTGTGATGGTGCCCTTGACCAGCCAGAACTCCCGGCGCTTGAGCGTCGCGATCTCGCGGCGCAGGGCTGCGTTCTCCTGCTCGAGCAGTTGCTGTTTCATGTCAGACCTCGATGCTGTTGATGATGGACCTGATCTCTGCGTCGATCATGCTCTGCTCGGCGCTGATGCTGATCGCGAAGGATTTGTTGGCGAGCAGGTCGCGTTCTGCTCGCAGTTGGATGACACGCGGGTTGTTCTTTGCGATCTCTTCGCGCTTCGCTCTCTTGCGCTCGTTCGTCACCATCTTTGTGGCGGCGGAGAGGTGCCTGCCGAAATCTTCGCGAGTGACCTTCGAGAAATTCCTCTGCGACCCGTGCTCATTGGCGAGCATCTTCCAAGCGAGGACCATCGCCGCTCCCCGCTCGTGCCAATCGAAGTTCCGGCTCTGAAATCTTCTGATGCTCTCGATGTTCATCACAGCCCCTTAGTTGTTAGCGGCAGGTGGCCCCAAGTCCGGCCCCTGACGATGTCCTGAATGCCGGGTTGGCTCATGCCAAACTCGAATGCCAAGAGGGTCGGGCTTTCTCCCTTCGCCCACCTTTGGCGTATCTCGATGATCTGTTCTTCGCTCAGTTTGGCCTGAGCATTCCTTTTCCCTTTTGTGGAGTTCTCGTGCCTCACGGTGTCTTGACAATTTTCTTTCTGAGTTCCCCATGCGAGGTTCTCTATTCTGTCGTCGCCGGGGACGCCGTTGAGGTGTCTCACCACGGATGGCTTCGGCCTCTCGCCTGTGAATGTCTCGCATACCAAAACGTGCCTGCGCTTTTTCACTTGGGCGCAGTAATGGTATCCGCCATGTCCGGGCTCAGTCCCGATCTCTAGGAATGCGCGCCCATCTTCCGTGACGAAGAGGTTCTTGATTGACGGGTGTTTGTGCAGCATGTTGGGGCCTACTTTGTTGCGCTCGAAAGTAGGCCCACTTATACGCTCACAGCCCGAAGCGCACAAGGCAGATCGGCCCAATGCCGAGCGCCACTGAT